TTAGCAGAGTCCACTTTGTCTGGAATGACCATGGATGAATTGGGGAGAACAGCTGGTTATTATACAGGTCCTCCTACCGCCGTACTCACGGCCCCTGGTGCATTAGCTAAATATTTAAAAGGAACAAGAGCATCAAGTAAGACTGAACCTGTAAGTAATGTATCTCGTTTGTCTGAAGTAGATGAAACTGTAGATGTAACAGATACAACAAGGCAAATAGATGAAACTGTAGAGGTAACAGATACAACAAAACAAGTTGCAGACCCTGAAGTACAAATTGAAAAACCACGATTAGATCCAAAAGAAGTAGAGAGAGTTGAGTCGTTAGATACTTACATAGTTCCTAGATGGAGTAAAGTAGAAGATTACGTTCAAACTAAATATGCAGGATCTGCTTCTAAGACTAAGAAAAAATTAAGTCAGTGGAAAAAAGAAATGGAAGATGGTGACGGGGCAGGAGCCTTAAACGAAATGAAAGATACAGGAATGTCTTTCCAAATAAGTAATTTAATAAAAGAAGGTGGTGATCAAAGCATTGATGCGTTAACTTTTTTAAAGATTGGACAAGATTTATTAGAAAATAATAATCAAATTAAAAGAGGATACTCTGAATTTTATGGGTCAAATCAATTAGGAAAAAATGCAGGAGCTGCTAAAGTAGGTAGTGAAATTACACCTGATGTAACGAGAAGAATAGTAAGAGATGCTAAACGAGATATAGTAAACATTCCTATTACTTCTTCAGGTAATTCGGGCCGTGTTTTACAAGAATATAAAATGGCTGTACAAAGTATGATAGATGAATTGGAAACAATGGCAGGAGGAACAAGTAAAAGAACTTTTGCTGGAGTAGAAGATCCAAGTGTTGTTATACAAAAGTATGCAAGCACTATATTACCAAACATTTTAAGAAAAGCGAATAATCCTAATATTAATTTATTATATACCGAAGCTCAAAAATTAAATGAAATTGTTAATAGATTTAAACGTTTAAATGTTAATCCACGATTAACTAGTAATTTTCAAAGCACCGGTTGGCCAGGAACCAGGTCTGAAGATTATACAATTATGGAGCAAGGATTTGATCCTAAGAAAGGACAGTCCTCTCGTCATGAATTTCATAACAGCGGGCATCCTAATTCCGATAATTCTATTTCTTTTAGTAGATCTATAGATAAAACAACAACCGATGGTAGAGTTACAGAAAATATTATGGAAGCACAAAGTGATGTTCACCGTGGTTCTACTTCTTATCAAAGTCCTGAAGATATAGCAGGCATTGATATATTAGAAAATGCAGAAAAAAAATTAAGACCTCAAGCTGAAAAAGCATTAGATGATGCGTGGGATAATTTTACTAAGGATAATAAATTATATAACTTTGATACAGATCCTATTAACATGCCTATTAGTGAAACTGTTCCTGATATGTTTGAAGTACAACTTAAAGCAGGCAGCGCTGATAATCCTATCTGGGAAGTAATAAACACAAGAACAAAAAGAAAAGTTCCAAAGAAAAGTTTTGGAACAGAAGATGATGCCCAAGTATTTGCTGATGCAAAAACTAAATTAGAAGCATCTAAAGAAGCAAAGAAACCTAAACCTACAGGATTTGATGTTAAGGTAGACCAAGTATCTAATGATATGTACGGAGAGAATTTTAAAAATTTAGGATTAAATCAAAAACAAAATGTTAAACGATCTATCTTAGATAACTACGGAACAGTTAATCAACAGATGATTGATGATGCAAATGATTTTTTAAGTGGCCTTACTCAAGCATCTAAAAAAGAATTAGGTAGAGCTAAAAATCCAAACTTCTTAAATGCACAAAGAATATCTAAATTAAATCCAGGAGATTCAGCCTTTGGTAATTATGATAAATTTTGGTCTCGTAAAATGTCCTCTGGAGAAGATGGTCAAAAAGCATTACTAGAACGTATTGCTAATCAAGACCTGCCACGAAACACACAATCATTTGAGGGACTTGATAGAGCAGTACAAAACATTAAAGATTTATTAGATAGTTCTCAAGGAGGACAGGTTAGAGGAGGTATGTTTGGTGGAGTAGATACATTTGATGCTATTAAAGCACAGATAGTAGCGGACACTAAAATGCCAATAGAAGAATTTTTAGCAAAATTATTTCCTGATGAAGTTAAATTTGCAGGATCATATACGGATATATCTAAAAATGCAAAACTACGAAGAGCACGATATGAAAGTGGATCACAAGATTATCCATTTAAAAAACAAAAAGATTGGGTTAAGAATGTTTTAAAATCACATATAGAAAAAGCAATATCAGAAGGTAAGACAAATGTGTCATGGAATCCTGGTGAAATTGTTGGTGTATATGAATCAGCTGATGCGAAAGATATTGCAGGGTATAAAACAATTTATAATAAACTTATGAAAGAAGCAGCAGAAGATATAAACAAAGATTTAATGGAAAGAGCCGCTAAGTTAGGATTAGACCCAGAATCAGCTAGAATTAAAATATCAGGTGTAGGAGATGACATGAACTTTACATTACAATTTGATGGTGATGGTATAAATTCATACAGCCAAGCTGCTCCTGATTTAGTTAAAAAATCTTTTGATGGAAGAAAAATGGAAGTATCAGGATTACCTTATGTTGATTTTACAGAAGCAAAAGATACAATAAGAAAAATAGGTTTACCAATGCACGCAGATGGTGGTAGAGTAGGTTCTAAATTACCAGACGTAGATGAAATACTAGGAACAATTTAATGGCAATAGAAAAAGCATTACCAAACATGGCTCCAGGAGAGTTAGATCCTCTTGGTGTAGCACAAGAACAATCTGAAGTTAATATAGAACTTACTGATGATGGTGGAGCTTTAATTAATGAAGAACAAGCATTACCTGAAATGCCTTTTGATGGCAATTTAGCAGAAGTTATTGAGGACAATGAACTTGAAAAAATGTCAGACAATCTTAGAGCTTATTATGAAGATGATAAATCATCAAGGCAGGATTGGGAAAAATCTTATGTTGATGGTATTAAGTTATTAGGATTTAAATATGAAGAACGAGCTAGACCTTTTCAAGGAGCTAGTGGAGTTACTCATCCATTACTTGCTGAATCAGCAACACAGTTTCAAGCACAAGCTTACAAAGAATTACTGCCTGCAGGTGGTCCAGTTAAATGTAATATAGTTGGTGAACAAAACGAAGAAACAGAACAACAAGCGAACCGAGTAAAAGATTATATGAATTATCAGATTACTACGGTGATGGAAGAATATGATCCTGACATGGATCAGTTATTATTTCACTTAGGGCTAGCTGGATCTGCTTTTAAAAAAATTTATTTCGATGCACAACAACAAAGGGCTAAAGCTTCTTTTATTCCTGTAGAAGATTTAATTGTTCCTTTTTATGCAACTGATTTAGAATCTTGTCAGAGAGTTACACATATTGTTAAACAATCTTATAATGAAGTTAGAAAAAATCAAGTTGGTGGTTTTTACAGAGATGTAGAAATTAGACCATCATTAGTTGAAAATAATCAAGTACAAGAAGAATATCAAAACGTACAAGGTATCAGTTCTACAACTTACGGAGAAGAAGATGATAATGAATATACATTATTAGAGTTTCACTGTGATTTAGACATACCAGGTTTTGAAGATAGGAATTTGGAAACAGGAGAACCAACCGGTATAAGAGTTCCTTATGTTGTTACTGTGGACGAAGGGTCAGGAAAAGTTTTATCCATATACAGAAACTTCAGAGAAGATGATCCACTCAGAAAAAAAATTCAGTATTTTGTACATTATAAGTTTTTGCCTGGTCTTGGTTTTTATGGCTTTGGTCTTATCCACATGCTCGGGGGTCTCTCCAGGACAGCTACGTCAGCTCTCCGTCAACTCATTGATGCAGGTACGTTGTCCAATCTCCCTGCAGGATTTAAAGCGAGAGGGTTGCGAGTTGCAGACGATGATAACCCAATCCAACCCGGAGAATTCAGGGATGTAGATGCACCCTCTGGTGATCTACGATCAGGACTTTTACCTTTACCTTACAAAGAACCTAGTCAAACATTATTTATGTTACTTGGTTTTTGTGTTGATGCAGGAAAAAGATTTGCTGCAGTAGCTGATGCAAAGATAGGTGATTCAAACAATGCTAATCCGGTAGGAACTACCATGGCTATGATTGAACAAGGAACTAAAGTTATGAGTGCTATTCACAAGAGAATGCACTACGCACAAAAAGTTGAATTTAAATTACTGTCAAAAGTATTCCAACAATATTTACCACCTGAATATCCTTACAATGTAGTGGGTGGAAATAGAATGATTAAGCAACAAGACTTTGATGATCGTGTTGATATTATTCCTGTTAGTGATCCAAATATATTTTCTATGTCTCAACGTATTCAGTTGGCACAAGCACAATTACAATTAACAGGAGCTAATCCTGGAATTCATAATATCTATGAAGCTTACAGAAGAATGTATCAAGCACTTGGAGTTAATAACATTGATGCAGTGTTGCCTCCTCCGCCTAAACCAGGACCTGTAGATCCTGCAAAAGAAAATTCAGAAGCTTTAAAATCTAAACCGTTAACTGCTTATCCAGAACAAAATCATGAAGCTCATATAAAAGCACATAGAGCATTTATGTCCTCAAGTTTAGTTAGACAAAGTTTAATTGCTATGGCTGCTTTACAATCACATATAAGTGAACACATTTCTTTTATGGCAAGACAACAAGTTATGGAAAAAAACAAAGAAGAATTAGAACAATTACAACAACAATTAGGTGGGCAACAATTGCCTCCTGAATTACAAAAAGAAATGCAAAACAGATTAGAAAGCGAAATTGCTGAAGTAGAATCTACTATAACAGAAGAAATTGTAGCAGAAGAACAAGAATATTTGGAAGGAACCGGTAAAGATCCATTAGTTGAATTAAAAACTAGAGAAATTGACATAAAAGAACAGGATGCACAGCGTAAAGCTATGTATGATATGGAAAAACTAGATATTGATAGAGGTAAGTTAGATCAAAAAACTGAAATAGATCAGAAAAAACTTGATCAAGATGCTGAAATTGCAGCTATGAGAGCTGGTATTAATTTAAAACAAGCAAAAATGAGAAAAAATTAATGTCATCTTCTCAAAATGATGATAAATTAAGCCAAGGCATAAACGATTTTGCTTCTCATGTTGAGCAATGGGCTAAAACAAGTGAAGATAAGTTAATTATGGCTGCAGCTATGCTGTCAGTTGTTAAAGCAATCTATTTAGATCATGCTTTACAGGGAAAAATAGCAGAAACTGTTTTTGAAAATCAACTTGAGGATGTTTTTCAATTTAATTTATTAAAACCGACTTTACATTAAGGAAAATATGAAAAAAAATAAGAAAAAAAAGAAGTACATGGGTGGTGGCATGATGAAAATGGGTTACATGGGCGGTGGAATGCCTAAAATGGGTTACATGGGCGGTGGAATGCCTAAAATGAGCTATGGAGATGGTGGTGAATTTAAAGTTCAACCTGGACCTTCAGTAGATGGTATGGATGTAGGTACAAATGTTAAAAAACCAACTCAAACTATGCGTGGAGTAGGGGCAGCAACCAAAGGTGTTAAGTTTTTTGGATAATTTATGCGAACATTGTGGACATGCCTGTCATCATACCAACGGAGGTAGTTGTTCTAGTTGTGATTGCAATAATTGTGAACATGAGCTAGAAAATACTGTTGAATTCGAAGCTGACTTCGATTTAACTATTCATTAACTAAGGAGGTTATATGAATTTAATAAAAGATCTATGGGACCATGTCAAAGAATGGTCGGAATGGAAAATGAAGGACTGGATTAAAGCTGCTATTGTAGCTATTATAGTTCTTTGGGTCATCAGTTGGATGACAGGTGGAGCAGCCTAGACAATGGTCTGGCAACTCTTAGCAAAACCTTTACTCGGCGTTGCTGCGGATACGGTCCGTGGCTTCGTCGAAACAAAAAAAGCAAAAGCAGAATTAAAAGTTACCGAAATTAAAGCAGCGACTAAACTTAAAGAAGATCAAATTTCTGGAAAAATAAAATGGGAAGCATCAGCTGTAGATCAAATGAAAGGTTCGTGGAAAGACGAACTAATTTTAATTTGCTTACTTGCTCCAGCAACACTCGTATTTTTTCCTGGAATGACACAACATATAGAAGCGGGGTTTGTCGCATTGCAGTCACTTCCGGATTATTATAAACATTTATTATATATCGCCTGCTCAGCTAGCTTCGGCATTAAGGCCGGAAAAGGTGCAATGGGTTTAATTAAAAAAGGAAAGTAGTATGAAAACAGTAGACAAAAAGAAAAATCCAGGATTAGCAAAATTGCCTACAGCAGTAAGAAATAAAATGGGTTTTAAAAAAAGTGGTGGTAAAACTTCTAAATTTAAAGATGGTGATGATACTCATGTAACTAAAGATGGTAGAACTGTTAAAAAAGGACTTTATTACTACATGAACAAACGTAAAAAATCTGGAACTAGTAGAAAAGGCAAAGGAACAGTAAGTGATAAAGCTTTAAAACAATCTAAAAAAACTGCACATCATAGTAAATAATGCCTTTTAAGTCAGCAAAGCAACGAGCATATTTATATGCTAATGAGCCTGAAGTGGCTAAAAGTTTTGCTAAAAAACACGGTAATAAAATACAAGCAAAAGACGGTAAAAATTTATCTCAAATTAGAAAAAGTTCTAAAAATCCAAAAGGAGTAGCTAATGGATGTGGAATGGTAATGGAGGATAGAAGAAAAGAAACTACATATGGCTAGTCCTGCTTGGCAACGAAAAGAAGGCAAAAGTGAGTCAGGAGGACTAAATAAAAAAGGTGTAGCTTCTTACAGAAAAGCTAATCCTGGTTCTAAATTAAAAACAGCAGTTACAACAAAACCATCAAAGTTGAAAAAGGGTTCAAAAGCTGCTAAAAGACGTAAGTCATTTTGTGCAAGAATGGAAGGTATGAAAAAAAGAAGAACTAGTTCTAAAACGGCAAAAGATCCTAATTCTAGGATTAATAAATCACTAAGAAAATGGAATTGTTAATATGAGTACACTAGCAGATCGAGTTAAGCAAAACGAAGGCTTCAGAAATAAAATTTACAAAGATACTCTTGGGTTCGCCACTATTGGCTATGGACACAAGGTAACTGAGCATGATCCTTTTGAAGAAGGAGTAGAATATCCAAAAGAACAGTTAGAAGAAGTTTTTAAAACTGATTTAGAACATGCACAATTATTATGTGAAAACATGTTTATGTGTGATTTAAGTTATGATCCACCAGAATTATTAAAAGAAATTTATACAGAAATGATATTTCAGCTTGGCCCTGGAGGAGTGTCTAAATTTAAAAAAACTTTTGATTTTGTTAAAATGAAAAAGTTTAAAGAGGCGAGCATTGAAATGTTAGACTCGAGATGGAATAAACAAACACCCAACAGAGCAAAACATTTAAGTGATTTAATGGCTACAATTCAAATATGAAATTACCGGGGAAAAGATTCGGTCCTCCTCCATTAAAAGGCCCTGATCCTAAAGGATTAAAAATTAAACCAGGAAAAATTAAACCTATTCCTGTTTCTGATAATTTTCCTCGATTTAAAAATGGAGGATTAAGTAACAATACAGTTATGAAAAAATACAAAAGGAGTCAAATTGGCTGATCAAGTAATTGTCTTAGTTGAAAGACTAAGAAAAGAAATAAAGACTAGACAAGAACAACTAACTCAAGTTATAACGGGAGATGTAAAGGAAATCACCACATATAAGTATGTGTTGGGACAATTACACGCTTGGAATAAAATAAATCAGGAACTCACGAACCTGCTAAAGAAACAGGAGCTAGATAATGACTAAAACTAATGTAATACCTACAAAAGTTTTTGCCTTAGAGAAAAAAAATAAAGAGACAAAAGAAAAAGAGAAAAAACCCGAACATTCAAAGTTACCTAATCCCAGTGGTTGGAGATTATTGGTAATGCCATTTAAACTTAAAGAAAAAAGTAAAGGTGGAATTATTCTAACAGATAAAACTGTTGAAGAAAGCCAATGGTCAACCAATGTAGGATTGGTAATGAAAATGGGTGATTTATGCTTTAAGGATGATGGAAAGTTTCCTACAGGTCCTTGGTGTAAAGAGAAAGATTGGATACTCTTCGGTAGATATGCCGGAGCAAGAATTAAAATCGACGGTGGAGAACTCAGATTACTTAATGACGACGAAGTTATGGCAGTTGTTAAAGATCCTGAATATGTTTTATCACCGCTAACAAACTAACATGAGGAGATAGTCATGCCAGAAGCACAACCAGCA